CGTCATTGGTAGAACCGAGAGAGGCCCGGCGATGGTGCCCCATCAAGTAAACTCTTTTGCAGAGTTTGTTAACGTGTTCGGAAATCCAATTCCAGGGCAGATAAACACTGATGTCTGGAGAGACGGGAATTATTCGGCACCTACATATGCAGCATACGCGGCCCAAGCTTGGTTGACAAATAACTCCCCTGTTACGGTCGTTAGACTGTTAGGAGCAGAAAATGCAAAGGGCACCGGCACAGGTGCCGCTCTAGCGGGCTGGGCAACTGATAATGAAATCAAAGCAGCGGGCGAAGCGAACGTCATCGGCGGCGGCGGAGCGTATGGTATTTGGCTGATCGATAGCGGCTCGAATGCAAATGCTACGGCAAATTCATCGTCGCCTTTCGTTTTTGGTCCCGGTGTCACTGGAACCTTGGGGGCCATTATCTACACAAGAGATGGATGCCCACAGCTAACTGGCTCGACTCCAGCGGTTAGTGGAGTCACCGATGTCCACCTCGGGTCCCTGTCTTTCCCGGACGTCACCGGGTCTTCTGTTTGGGTAAAATCCCTCACGGATAAGACATTCCGCTTGATAATGATGGCAGGTGCCAGTGACGCGGCTGCTACCGCGTCTACGGATGTTGTATTTAATTTTGATAGAAACTCGAATAAGTACATCAGAAAAGTATTGAACACTAATCCTATTTTGACGAACACAACCATTACGACAAAAACAGCAGAGAACTATTGGGTAGGAGAGACTTTCGAGAGAGAGGTATACACTAAATGTTCCGGTACTGTTCAGTTTGCTGCTATTTTGCCAATGGCACAGAACGGAACTGCGGCCAACCAGTGGCAAGAACACTACTATTCAATGAGAAGGTCTAAAACTGGCTGGTTTATTGGCCAGGATCTTAGAGCCACAGCGGGAAGCGCGGTTGAAGCTAACAATGTGTTGAGCCCTGTGTACAGCCCAGAGAGTATGCAAAAACTATTCCGAATTCATTCTCTAGGATGGGGAGAGTGGAACCAAAATAATATAAAAATTTCTATTGAGGGAATCGCGGCAACAACCAACAACTCTAACCCTTATGGGCTCTTCTCGGTAAGAGTTAGAAAAATAGAAGATAATGACGGCGCCCTCAAGACTGTAGAGCTTTACGAGAACTGTTCTCTCAATCCTAGCTCTGAAAACTACATCGGTAGAAAAATTGGCGATAGATACGTCGAATGGGACGAGGATACTAAAAGATATATAAACTATGGCAGTTACGACAACAACTCTAACTTTATTAGAGTTGAAATTAATACGGATGTAGACGATGCTACAACAGACCCAGCTTACTTGCCTTATGGCGTGTATGGGCATCCTAAGTTTTTATCGTGGAGATTTATCTCTGGTACCACTGGCCCGATCAAGGTGGGCGCAGGTGTTGTTTCCGGAACGGTAGACTATGTTAACACTTACGTTTCTTCATTTGTCGGCGGAGTAACGTCTTTCATTCCAGGCGGACAGTATAGTCCAATTGCATCGGGCGATAAAAGCTGGATCGGTCTTACACCATCGGGAAGTCTTACAGCCGACGCCACCTACTCGAAAATGTCACAAACATCGGGCGCTCACGCTCCGTTCGACTTCCCTTCTGTCGCATTGAGATCGGGTGCCCTAGACGGCAACATCCAAAGTCCAAGACAGGCATATTTCGGAGCAGACTTGCTTAGAAAACAGGGCGGCGTCTTTTATAACGACTTTGACAAATCAAACAGAGATATTATAAGGTCGTTACCTGAGAGTCATAAGGATAGTGAGGTCGTAGCCAATGAGATTGGATGGTCTTGGGTTTTCTCCTTAGACGATTTAAGTTCTTCTGCTGGCAATTCTGTTGATTATACTTCTGGCAGCCGCGCGACTGGTCGTTCAATTACAGCAGGTTCTGGATCATGGCAAGATGTACTTTCTGCCGGATACAACAAGTTTACGACCATTCTTTACGGAGGGTTTGACGGATTAAGAATTAATGAGTCCGAGCCATTTAGAAATACATTCACTAGCGATGGCACCGAACTAAACAACTATGCCTATAACTCTATCAAGAGAGCCATTGACAGTGCCAAGGATCCTGAAGTTGTCGATTACAATCTGGCCTTGGCTCCTGGAGTTACTACTAGCGGACTAACCGGCCATATGGTTAATGTCTGTGAAGACCGTGGCGATGCGCTTGCGGTTATCGATCTTGCGGGTGGCTATGTCCCTCACACAGAGAATGCATCGACGCAGGCCAACCGCCTGGGTAGCGTAAAATCGACGGTAAACAGCCTAAACAATCGCGGTCTCAACTCAAGCTATGGATGTGCATACTATCCATGGGTCCAGATGAGAGACACTCTAAACAACGCTAATGTATGGATGCCGCCTTCTGTTGCCGCCCTCGGCGCTATGTCTAACTCTGAGAGAAAACAGGAGCTATGGTTTGCTCCAGCAGGGTTTAATAGAGGAGGTCTCTCGAAGGGAGACGCTGGAATTCCTGTAGTTGGGGTTTCTGAGAAATTAACTTCTGATGATCGCGACACTCTTTATGATGCGAACATCAATCCGATTGCATCATTTCCGAACGAGGGCATTGTAATCTTCGGGCAGAAGACGCTACAGGTTACACCTTCTTCTCTAGACAGAATCAACGTCAGAAGACTGATGATTTATGTCAAAAAGAGCATTTCGGGAATGGCCAATCGTGTTCTGTTCGACCAGAACACGATTACAACATGGAACAGGTTTACTGGAAAGGTTAATCCGTTCTTGGCTAGCATCAAAGCTAGATTCGGTCTGGATGACTTCAAGGTTGTGCTAGACAGCACCACCACAACTCCTGACCTAGTTGATAGAAATATCATTTATGCGAAGATCTTCTTGAAGCCTACAAAGGCTGTAGAATATATCGCTATTGACTTCACAATTACTAATAGTGGAGCATCTTTCGAAGATTAAAACAAAACAAACATCTATTTAAGTTATAGAGGAGAATTAGCAACATGGGGTCAACTTCATTCTGGTCAGACCAGAGCATCGAGCCAAAGAGAAAATCAAGATTTATTTTATCACTCGGTGGTATCGAGCACTGGATTGTAAAGTCCGGAGCAAAGCCAAGCTTTGACATCAATGTTACCGAACATACTTATTTGAATCACAAGTTTTACTATCCCGGAACCGTTACTTGGAATGAAATCGAAGTTGTATTAGTTGACCCTCTTCAACCTGACTCAACAGCAACTATGTACGAAGTACTCCTTAAATCGGGCTACATTCCCCCTACGAGCCAAGGTGAAGCAGAATCTGGCACCGTGTCTAAGAAGAATGCAACAGAGGTTATGAACGAGGTGACGATTTCGCACGTAGGGCCGGGTGGAGTGAATGATATTCTTGACACATGGACATTAAAGAACACATTTGTCTCCAGGGTGAACTGGGGAGATCTGAGCTATGAGGATGATAGTCTTGTTGACATTACTGTTGGCTTAAGATATGATTTTGCTACATACGAAACAACAAGTTCGCCTTCAAGCGGAACTGAGTAACTGAGTAACTGAGAACTAATAAACTAACGAGGTAAACATGAGTTCAAGCAGGAATGAGGCCCGAACGAACATCCCAACAGATGTTCCGGAGCCTCAAACCCGAGCACAGCAAGGAGATCCTCTTTCCTTCGCTGTCCCAACAGAATTGGTAGACATCCCTTCGAGGGGCAAATTCTATCCAGAGGAACACCCATTACATAACGTAGAAACGGTGGAAATGCGTTTTATGACGGCGAAGGAAGAGGATATCCTCACGTCGCAGTCTCTGATTAAGAAGGGCATAGTGGTCGATAGACTACTACAGAGCTTAATCGTTGATAAACGCATCAACCTAGAACGCCTGCTCATAGGGGATAAGAACGCCCTAGTGGTGGCGGCCAGGATCAGCGGATACGGCAATGAATATGAAACACGGGTCTCTTGTCCTGCGTGTGATAGCCCTGTAGATTTTATGTTCGATTTAGATGAAATCGATATTAAAGAATTCGAAGAGGACGAAGACCTCATGGTCAGTCTGACCGAGAATAACACCTTTAGGGTAGAGTTACCTAGGAGTAGGGCAATAGTTGAGGTTAAACCTCTAACTGGCGCTGACGAAAGGTTTATCACCCAACAAGGGGAAAAGCGGAAGAAGAATAAGTTGTCTGGGAACGCGCTGACAACGCAGCTTAAACGAATGATCTGTTCGGTGAACGGAGAAGACGATCAGGGGTCGATAAGTAAGTTTGTTGACTCCCTCCCGGCCTTCGACTCTAGATTTTTGAGAGGGGCATACACTAGTTTTGTTCCTGATATAGATATGAAACAAGATTTTACTTGCTCTGAATGTAACCACGAGCAAACAATGGAGGTGCCGCTCACAGCGGACTTCTTTTGGCCTAGATAACACTTATATAGAAAATGTATACGAGCAAATCTTCTTCTTAAAATATCATGGGCACTGGTCCTTTATTGAAGTTTATAACCTGCCGATAAAAATACGTGCATGGTTTCTTCATCGTCTTACCAAACAAATTGACAAAGAAAATAAAGCAATGGAGAAGGCCACAAAGGCTAAATAATTTGTTATAAACTATTTATTTAGAAGGAGCCCGATAATGGAAGAAAAAGTAATTGATTTAGGCGCAGCAAAAAGATCTACGGAGCTAAATGAAGGCTTCTTAGAAGCTTTTGGCTATTTCGCGGAAATGGGCCTAAAAAGGTTATTCGGTTATGATCTCGGGATTCCTCTCAAATTAAAGGGAACGCCCTCGGAGATCAAATCCTTCACAAACGCTCTAAGCAGTGAAAAGAAATATATGGAAGCTTATAAAAATCACGGTTTGTCGGATTCTAGAACATTAAACAACAAGGGCCTTCTTGATAAGGCAGTCACCAAGTTTCAAAGCGCTACCGGTCTGAAGTGGCCTTTCAAATAGGAGGGTAACTTTTGGCTGAAGATAATGAAATAACAAATACATCGATCGAACAGAAGCAAAAGTTTCTCGACATATCAGACCAGCAGGCTAAGGTTAACCGAGAACTATCGGCTTCTTATGCTAATCAGATAATAGAGATGCAGAAACTCGTCGAAGCGGGCACAGAACAGAAGGATAACTTGGACGCCCTACTCGCCTTAAAGGATAAGCATGTTAAAAAGATGGCAGAAGAGGGAGCAGCCTACAAGAAGGTACAAGCCGAGATAACTGCAATAAATAAGAAGATGTCCGAAATGGAAGACGTCGGTAAGACGGCTGCCAAGAACCTAAGAGATTTATCGAGAGCTTTCGGGGTTCCTAAGAATTTTGAAAAGAGCTTGACCGGCTCAATTATTAAACTAGCATCGCTAAACAAAGAAAGCAAAGAAGGTCAGAAGGCGCTTGGAAAATTTAGAGACGAGATGAAAGAGGGCTTTAGTGCTGGTAATATAAGCATGTCAATTATGGGTGCTGCGATGACTGCGATGCAAGATGCGGCCATGTTCCTTTTTAAGAACCTAAAAGACGTTGCGATCGAGTTTGATGAGATGAGGGCCAGTATAAATAAAAGTATTCTTAGCGCGGAAGCCTATGTTGATATCGCCAAGCAAACATCAATAGAGAATATGCGCCTCGGTGTTACGGCAGATGTGGCCGGAGAGGCCACTAGTGCAATTGCAAAAAACATGGACCTTGCGTCGGATACTAACAAAGTGTTCGCAAAACAACTTGGGGAAACTGTTTCAAAGATGTCTGTACTGGGAGCAGACACCTCACAGACAACCAAGGTCCTTTCCTTCTTTCAAAGAGGGTTAAAACAAACAGCGGCGCAGACGAATCAGATGGCGCTTAGAGTCCAAAAGTTGGCCTCGGGCTTGAAGATAGGTTTGGGAGAAGCTTTCGACCAACTAAATACTGCTCTGCCCACCTTAGCTGCTCACGGCGACGGTATGACTGAAATATTCGAAGATCTGGCAACGCAAGCAAGGGCCACTGGGGTCTCCATGCAGACATTGCTGGGAGTAGCTGGTAAATTTGATCAATTCCAGTCAGGGGCACAGTCAGTGGCAGCTTTGAACGCCATGCTTGGAGGGGCCTACTTAAACTCCACAGAACTTGTAAGAATGTCTGAGAATGAAAGGCTAAAAACAATCATAGCCACGGTCCAAGCACAGAAGGGCGCCTTTAAAGACATGGATCGATATGAGAAAAAATATATCGCCAATGCTGTTGGAATAACCGACATGGCAGAAGCCAATAAATTATTTGGTATGAGTGTGAACGAGTACGACGGTTACGCGGCACAAGTAGATAAGGCGAAAGCCAGCCAAGAGGCCCTTGATAAAGCAACGGCTAAGGCAATTCCGGTACTAAAGAGCCTACAATTAGCTGTAGCGGAGTTTGTTGCCGATTATGGAGACCTAATCCAAGATGTCCTGGAAGGCACTCTAGACCTAGCGAAAAGCTTTTTGAAATGGAGAGACGAAGGAGCGAAGTTCTGGTCCAAATGGGGACTAACGATAACCGCAGTACTTTCGGGTGTGACCCTCTTCTTCGGTTACCTAGCAGTCAAGGTTATTGCCCTTCAGGCAGCCCTACTCACGCTGGCCCCTGCGGCGGCTAGTATTGCAGGAGCCCTTGGAACGGTTGCGGTGGCAGGGGGTGGAGCGGCAGCGGCTGGTGCAGCGGCAGGGGGTGGAGCGGCGGTAGCAGCCGGAGGAGCAACTATACTACCAATTCTTGCCGGAATTGCGCTAGTGGCAGCAGCAGCCTATGGAGCTTACCAACTCTTTGAAGGAAATGATCGAGCGACTCCCGCAACGGCGCAAGCCCAGAGAGGTAACCAGGGGGATTTTGTAATAGACAACGCAACCCTGAACCTCACTTTCAGTGCAGAAGAGACGGTGAGAATATCGAAGACACTTACAAGCGTTGGCTTAAAAGCTAACGGGATGACATAGGGGACAAAAGATGGCAAAAGGAGACAACTTCCAATGGTTCGATAAAGGAGCCGACGCTAGCGATAATCTAGGGAATAAAGGCCAGTTTATAGAGTTTTATCAAGTCCCTAGCATGGAGTCTGTCCGGTTCAAAGCTTTTGTGGCACAATACGAAGACGCATATAAAAGCACTTGGCAACGAACACCTGTCTTCGGTAAGATGGACCCAATCCATACGTTTCAACATACGCAGAGGGTAATTAATCTTTCTTGGGAAGTCCTAGCTGGATCTCTTGAGGAAGCTACCGAAAACCAAAGAAAACTGTCTCTACTTGTTCAGATGTTATATCCATCTTACGAAGGCTCGGCAGCGGGCGGGAAGAGGGTAAAGACAGCACCAATTTTTAAAGTAAAATTTATGAATCTAATAACGGACGCCTCAGTCTCGTCGCAATCGTCGGGGGCAGAAACAGGGGGTGCTGTTTGTACAATAGACGGATTTAGCCACTCCCCTACAATGGAAAGTGGGCACTTTATATCGGACGGGGCGCTGTTTCCAAAAAACTTTAAGATGCAATGCACAATGCACGTTTTACACACTCATGACGTCGGCTGGAATAGAGCGGGTGAGTTCGAAGAAACCAACTTCCCATACGGGTCGGATGATTCAGTTTTAACTGATGCATCGTTTTCTATGGGAGAAATAGTTAAGCAAAACGAAGATGGAACCTACCAGGCAGCAACAGTCTCGTTGCCGAAGGCGCTTAGAAAAGGACAGGGCTCAAACAATAAATTCTTGGAACCAGGGGCGTGGAAAGAGATGCACGGTATACCGGAAGAAGAATAGGATACATTAAACAATGGGTGTTAGATACGACAACAGAGAAACTATAAAAGTATTAAAAAACTATTACAAATCAGCTTTGGGTAATAGAAATCTTAAAGACTTAACAATTTTTAAGACTCCCACACTAAATTACCCGACTGATGCGCAGGTTAGCGGCTTGAACCTAATACGACACACTTGGTCCACGGGGGATCGGTTTTATAAACTATCTTATAAGCACTATGGAGACCAGGAACTATGGTGGGTGATAGCACTCTTTAATCAAAAACCTACCGAGTCTCACTTAAGTCTTGGAGACACTATTTCAATACCTCTAAACTTAGACTTAATACTAGAAATATTGGGAGTTTAATATGGGCACTTTAGCGATGAATCGATTATGGGATGACGCCAAATTGGCGGCTAGTGAGGCCCTCAAAGACGCCGAAGAGGTTGTAAACGCGGCTGGCGATTCGTATACAGACGACGAAGAGGCACTAAGGTCTGCCCTCTCGGCGGGTGGAATAAAATACCATGATGTAGTTATTCCGAACTTAACGAACTACGAGAAGGAGGCAATTACTAACTTAAATATTGCGTACAAGAATGTTCAGGAAGTATTAGAGAGGGGGGAGCTTGACAGAGACTATAAACGCTTAAAGGGGTTTATTGCCGAGTATAGGAAGTGGAGACTCACCTACGCCGACAACTCAAATTCGCCACAAAGCCAAGCGAAGATGTTCTATACTTTTGTTAAGAAGAATACGTCTGAGAACGATGAAGAACAGGTCGTCGCTCTGGATTTGCCAGTCCCAACCGTCCGCTCGGGACCTCCGGAAACCTCGACAGACTATTTTTTTGAAAAAATACCCAACGAGGCACAACACAGGGAACACCTAATAAAGGCGGGGTTCGACCCGTTTTATGATAAAAACACAAATCCCACTGGATGGATTGACCTCCTCTTCTTCCGCCCCCACGATGAGATGGTGGGTGCCATGGGAGAGGTCCATCGTCTAAGCCGCGAGGAATTCGAGAATGCGGCAACAAACTCTGGTTTTGGGACAACAGAATATCTTAAAATCCTCGATAGAGAACTACTGGGAAAACCACAGCCTACACCAACAATCATGTTGAACTTTATAGCTTGGATGGATGACCGCGTCTTAAGCCAGGCCATCCTACAGGCATCGATAAAAGGGATTGTAGGAGACCAGTCAGTTGACACAGCAGTATTAGAGGCTCCAGAGGCAGAAGAAGAGAGCCCCTCTGTTGAAACTATAGAAATAGAAAGAAGGTTCCAAGATCAATGTTTTTTGACTAGCAATTTTAATAAAATAATTGAGAATACCTCTATTAAGGAGTTCAACTATGAACATTTTATTTCGTTGCAGGGAGAACCCTTTATAGCAACAAATAACATGACCTTCCACAAAGGGCAGAGGGCTTTCGCAGATCTTACTTCTTTGGAGATGTCTATGTTATATCCAAGAATAAAACTATCTAAAGTCTTTTATGATAAGGGGAGCGGTAAGACAGCTTTGAATGAGATCGCCTCTGTTCCTTTTAAGTTTGGGACTCATAACGATTTTAAAGACCCATCAATGCTTACTATGAGCAAAAGGGCAAGAGGAGATGACGCGGGAATAGAGTCTTTTTCATTTTCTTTTGAAGGGCAAGACTATGCAACAGCGGAAAAGATTGTAGTTTGTAACGCAACATATTTTTTTAAATCAATGTCTGACTTCATATCTGACTTTAAATATGGTGATAAAATATATAGCTATTCCGATTTGGCTGCGTACCCCGCAGGAAGAGAGAGCTTCGCGATTAAAGCAGAAGTGGGTTGGCAAACTCCGGACGACCTGTCTACTATCGCCGGGTCCATTAGGGCAACAAAAATACAAAAAGCAGCAAAATCTGCCAAACTAACAATTTTTTTGATGGTCACGAGCTTCAATTATGAGGTCAATGAAGATGGTTCTTTAAAAGTTTTTGTAGAATATAGAGGCTGGCTAAACGATAAGTTGTCTGGTCTCAAATTTGATATATTTATAAATCCTAGTAGAGGCGATGGGGCCGACGACCTTGAGATTGCCACGGCAGAATACGCGGTGTCCTCTATTGGGCATTCGGGAGTTCACAGGCGCTCCTTTAAATTAACTGATTTAATGGATAGAGACCTTATGGTGGCTGACCTAAATCTTGGCGTTTCTCTTGATGACCCTAGGAAATCTTTTATCAACCACATTTCGACGATTATTATCAATGCACTAAGCGCACCAGGGCAGACTGGACCCTCCTTAGACTCTATACAAGGCCCCCTTAGAAATGCATGTGTACCCCCGATTATAGGGGACGCCTCACCGACCACGCAGGGTACCAACGACGACACCTTCTTCGACTTTCTCGTCGGTTTCTCTGGGACCAAAGCCGGCTCCGCAGCCAAACGCCAAAGGATTTTACAAAAATTTGCAGACCAAGCGAAAAGACATATAAAGAAGATAAAAGAACAGGGAATGTTAATAAACCACGATGGCCTCCTAGACGAAATATTTAACGAGGGCATTGTTTTTAGAGTCGACATACCTAAAGACTCGCTGTCCCATTATCAAAATAAGAATGTAAACAAAAGTTTAACTCCGTCACTGAGAAAAACGGACGACGTAATGGTGAAAAAAGACGATTTTACCGTTCAACAGATACTGAGTAGTGATCCTAAAGATCCGGGCAAAGCCCAGCGGGAACTCGGAGGAAATCTGATAAGTTCCGTTAATCGTGCGTTTAGAGGTAGGAGTGCCCGAAAAAACGACGCTAGAAATTTCCCTGCCGCAGGCGGCCCCAACGGACGTTTTGGTGCGGAGGGGGGATATAATATACATTTTGTAACTTTTGGTACTATTCTCAACACTATCATGAGTAGGGTGTACAGCCTCAGAAGCATTAGTAAAAATGCATATATAAAAAAGTTTAATATGATTGTTGGTTCAGCGAGTACAGAGGCAGGACCTTTCAGGGGGGACGACATATCCATTGCAGACATTCCGGTCTCTTTGGATCTTTTTAGCTATTGGTACCTTACGGAAGTTATGGAATCTGCGGAGGTAACTTATGATGTTGGCAAATTCGTACAAAATATGCTTGATAAACTAATTCTTCCTGCACTGGGAGCAGACTGTCAAGAGGACACGGAAGCTTCAGACCTCTATACAGTGAAGGGTCAAGTTTACAATACTACGGGTAAGATCATGAATAATCTTAAAGGCAGCGTTTTAGAAAAAGGGGATAGGCTTAACGGGACGGATATATCCGCAAAAGGCAAACGAGCCTATACTATCGAAAATCTTAGTTCTTACTACTACATTTTTATAGATTCGAAAACAGCAATGAAGGGTTTTAATAAGTTTGAAGAGCAACGAAACAAAGAAGATAGCAACATAATGACTCTTGGTACCGGATACAACAAGGGATTAACAAGGAGCATTAAGTTTAAAGGAAACGATATCACTTATTTCCAAGAGGCTGCGGATGCTGTCCTAACAAGCAAGGAGGGTGACGACAGCGTTAGAAGGATGTTAAAATTTCATAACGCTGACGTATCCTTGTTTGGAAATACTATTTTTTATCCTGGCATGATTGTATATATATCGCCTAGCTTCCCTGGAATCGGAAATCCATTCGGAAGTCCGGTGAGATCTGTTGTTACAGCAACCAATATTGCCAATAGCCTTGGAATAGGTGGTTATTACGTGATTACAAAGGTCAAGAGCAATATAGACTCCTCTGGAGGTTTCCAAACCTCTATAGAAGCTAATTATGAAGCGGGGGCTGAATAAGTTGGTTGATAGAACAGCAAAACTTTACAAAGGTGGCATGAAAGCTGGCACCGCTTTTTTCTCTAGGCAGAACGAGGAAATAGAGTACCTCCTCCGCCGGAATATAACCAATGTGGGTTCCACTCGTGGCATACAAGGGCTTTATGGACTTGTAGACTTCCAATTTAATACGGTGAATATGATGGGGAATTACCAGGATGGGCTAAGTAGTGGCCATCTAGTCATGACCAATAATAGTACAAATCCGGTCTTTGTAACTAAATTTGTTCATGATGCCTTTGATGCCATGGCCATTTACTACGGTGTCGCCAAGAACCATAATAAAATAAAGACAAATGTTGGCTCTCTCGTTGATTTGAAGATTAAAAGAGGATACGAAAGTATCAACAACACTCACGAAGCATATATGCAAACTTATTTTGAGTCTTTCACTGGCTACCTAAACTCAAGGGGCCTGATAGAAAAGATAGCAAACTTCAACGAATTCATGAAACATTTCGAAGACTTTTTATATCAAGTAGTCATGGAAAACCCGATAACTAGGACCGGCTTTACTAGAAGCGTCTATTCCAATATATTAAACGGAGGGCTCGCTATAGAGATAGAGAACATTAGCAAGTCTAAGGAGAACCGAAAGGTTAGTGACTTCTACGAAAACCCAAATTTTGATAATTTTTCAAAAACAGCCGAGCATTTTGGGTTTGTTATCGATCGAGATGTCCCGTGGAGACTTATTGCCAATATCTCTTCGCCAAGAATGCAGATTTTTATGGAACAGCACGGAATAACAAAGCTTGGTTTGTTTGATGACCGTTATATAAGGACTGTTTTATTAGATATCAATATACTGATCAAGCACGCTGCAACATTCTACAATACATACGTAGCAAGAGAGCCCGAGACCACCCGGCCTGAGTTGGTTTTTAACGAAAATTGCCCAAAAAGAGGCTCATATATTGGTTCTATCTCTTCTGGCACGCTAAAGATCAAGAAGTTCAGGAGAACAACAGTTAGTAAGAATAAAGCGATAGCAGATTATGGAATAAAACAGTGGGTGAAACTATACTTTAGGCTAAGGCTCGCGGAAGAAAAGATTGACATTTCTACAGCCGAGACAAATGCTCTCTTAACGTCGATATACGCGAGAAGCTTAAAAAATAATTCTATTGACTTGGTGGTCGGAGCCGTTTATAGTGACCTAGAAGTAAAAAGGCGCATTACTGTAGAGGTTTAAATGCTATTTCAGACGTTAGATGACAAAAAAGAATGTGTAGCGGTCTACACTGACGGGAAACTAGACTTTGAGAGCGTACCTCCGGGTCTTACGAAGACCTGGAAGTATGTACCCTATGCTTCCGGGGACTTAGAGTGTGCATCCTTATACTGCGTTGGATGTTCGTTAGAAGACGCGTGCCCACCCCACTTAAAAGAGAGGTGGGCGAACATAAATAAAAAGCTGCGCTCATTACAGCGCTCTTTCGAGATTTCCCTTATTGACATGAACGAGCTTTGCTTTTTTGACCTGGTTCAAGACCGATTCCTCCTAGAATACTGTGATATCAAAAATCAGATATCTCAACATGTTTTTGATACACATGAGCGGCCTAAAAATTATGATTTTCTATTCGGCCTCTCTGAGGTTCTGTACAATATTCGGTATAAGAAACTAAACATTGATATTAACGGATTGAAGGATATTTTTGCTAAGCCGAAAACCCGCGCTTTCCTTAAAAAAGTGAATCTCCTGTCCCCGAACGTTGAATATGATATCGCGGGGACACGAACGGGAAGGCTCACTACAAAAAAGAATTCTTTTCCGATATTGACGCTTGATAAAGACTTCAGATCCCTGATCAAGCCTAATAACGATTTATTTGTCGAGCTAGACTTCAATGCGGCAGAGTTACGCACTATATTAGCACTTTCCGGTGTAGAGCAACCGCAGCAGGATATACACGAATGGATTGCCAAGGAGGTTTTTCTTTCCGGGGAACCTCGCGAAGACATAAAGAAAAAAGTCTTTGCATGGCTCTATAACCCCCTGGCAAAGAATGAGAAACTAGAACAGGTCTTCCAAAGACAGAAAATAACAGACAAGTACTTCGATGGAACCAGAGTTTTAACCCCATTTGATCGAAGTATCGAGGTAGATGAAAGAAGAGCGTTCAACTACATTGTACAAAGCACTACGAGCGACCTGTTCCTACGCTGTATGATAAAAGTTGCGAATCTGTTAAAGGGCAAAAAGTCCTATGTGGCTTTCTCTATTCATGACTCCCTTATCATAGATCTTAGTATAGAGGACAGACCCCTTCTAGGAGAGATCGTTGAGGCATTCTCGGAGACTGATTTGGCAAAATTTAAAATAAACATGAGCGTAGGAGAAGACTATGGCTCCATGAAAACGAAGAGGCTATAATGGAAACTATTATCGGATTAGGTGATGCGGGGTGCGCGATAGCTCACCAGTTTACTGAGTACCCACAGTATAAGGTTCATAAGATAAACTCTAAAAAAAGTACGGAGGATAACTATCTCTATGTAACCCCCCAGAAGACACATGAAGATTACGAATCGAAGACGAGGCTAAAAAAAGCATTTTTTGAAAAGATAAGCGGCCCAATATTATTTATAGTGGGGGGATCGGGGGATATCTCTGGAGCCTGCCTGCGTATCTTAGAAAGGCTCAAAGACCACCCAACTTATGTTCTTTATATCAAGCCTGACACGTCTTTACTCTCTGAACTCAAAGAGAGACAACATAATGTAGTTTTTAATGTTCTACAACAGTACGCGAGATCTGCGATGCTGGAGAGATTATATATTGTCGAGAACTCTAAAATAGAACAGGCCATTGGAGAGGTTCCCGTTATCGGATACACCGATACTATTAACCGCCTCCTTGTTTCAACTATCCACATGATCAATATTTGTGTGAACACAGACGCCGCTATCGACACATCTACTGACCCGCTGCCGATGTGTAGAATCTCCTCCATTGGGTTGGTGGACGTAGACACCGGGGAAATGAGATCCTTCTGCGAGATTGAACACCCTAGGCAGATAGTCTTTTATTACGCGATCAATAATGAACGTTTAAAGACGGATGGGGCCTTACTACAAAAATTAACTTCCTTAGTTAAAGCTAAGAATGAAGAAAAATTACGAGCTTCATTCGCGATCTATCCTACTGAATATGAACAGGATTATGCTTACTGCGCCGTTCACTCGTCCTATGTGCAGGGACAAAAAATTGATTTATAGCTTTACAAACGATTTTTTTTAGAGTAGAGTGTACTCACAATCGAGATGGTTGGAAAATTTGCTAACCATACTCTATCCTATTGATTAAAAGGAGTTTATCATGGGTATTGACATGTCTAAAATGAAAGAGAAGCTGGCGTCCTTGAACCGCAAGGGTTCCGAGAAGAATAACTTTTGGCGTCCAAAGGACGGGGAACAAACGATCCGCATTGTTCCTACTGCGGATGGAGACCCATTTAAGGAGTTTTGGTTCCACTACAATCTTGGTAGTAACACACCCTTTCTGAGTCCGAAGAAGAATTTTGGAGACGAGTGTCCGCTTGACGATTTTGTTCGTACTCTTTACAAGCAGGGAGATCCTGATAGCGTCAAGATGGCGAAGAACCTTACTGCCCGACAGCGATTCTTCGCACCTGTGCTCGTTAGAGGAGAGGAAGAACAAGGGGTCCGAATCTGGGGTTTCGGTAAAACTGCGTACCAGGAGTTGCTGAACTTGGTTTTGAACCCGGATTATGGGGACATCACTGATGTCGACAGCGGCACGGATTTGGTTATTGCTTATGGGAAACCGGCAGGGGCGCAGTTTCCGCAGACAAGTATTACACCACGCCGCCGCACGTCTCCTTTGGTTGAGGACAGTGACGAGTCTGCGCGTCTTCTGGACGCAATTCCTGATGTGACAACCTTGTTTGAGCGTCCTAGTCCAGAGGATGTTGGGAAGATGTTACATGATTACATGACTAGCATCGATGAGGAGATGTCTGCGTCTACGGGGATTAGTACAATAAGTACCGCCCCTACTAGCAAAGACAACTCTGTCGACAGTGCCTTTAACGAGTTAGTTAACTCGTAGGCGCGACGGTAACGCGAGGTGTTTTGTCGGTCCCCCTCCGCTCTACATCTCGCGTTGCCAATTTACTATAACTAGGATTTTATAATGGCAAGACATGGCAAAAAAGAAACAAATACGAATTTAGGTCGACTTAGCATGGATGAGATGCGGAAGATCATTAATCGGAAAGCCGGGTATGACCTGGCATATAATCTGACACAGGATAACCCAACACAGGTGAAGGGCTGGATACCAACAGGATCTAGGTGGCTTGACTCAATTATCTGTAAAGGAAGGTTGGCTGGGATCCCTGTTGGAAAAATAACTGAGATCGCCGGATTGGAGTCTACCGGGAAATCCTATGTGGCAGCCCAGATAGCAGCGAACGCACAGAAACAAGACATAGATGTAATCTACTTTGACTCTGAATCCGCGATTGACCCGGAGTTCTTGACAAAGGCGGGTTGCGACCTTGAAAAAGTTTTATATATTCAAGCAGAGAGTGTAGAGTTTGTTCTAGAGACCATCGAGGAACTTTTGGGGAGCAACCAGAATAGGATGATCTTTATCTGGGATAGTCTGGCGTTAACTCCAGCGATTACTGACATCGAAGGGGACTTCAATCCCCTTTCCTCTATGGCGGTAAAACCTAGAATCCTGTCTAAGGGGATGGCAAAGCTAACAATACCGCTTGCAAACGCGGAGGCTACACTACTCGTGCTAAACCAGCTTAAGACCAACATTACGTCTAATGTTGCAGAGGCGATGACAACGCCTTATTTCACTCCTGGAGGCAAAGCCATGCATTATGCATATGACTTACGCATCTGGCTAACTGGACGTAAGGCTAAGGCTTCTTTTGTCAAAGACGAAAACGGCTTTAGAGTTGGTTCGGAAGTTAAGGCGAGGTTAGAGAAGTCTAAGTTCGGGACTCAAGCCAGGGAGTGCACGTTTAAGATTCTCTGGGGAGATGAAGTAAGAGTACAAGATGAAGAAAGCTGGCTTGAAGCAATTAAGTCTTCGGAGCATTTCGAAACAAGAGGACCCTGGCACGCCATAACCTATAAGGACGGGACGCAAGAGAAATTTCAGGGAGCCAGTTGGAATGAGAAGTTGAAAGACGAGAAATTTAAAACTCGTATCCTAGAGATTATGGAAGAAGAAATTATTTTAAAATTCCATAATAGGACAGGAGACGCCTCGGACTTTTATAATGTGGATGCGCAGTAAGTGAGCTTATACTAGAACTTTATACTATTTATGCTTAGAGGTTAAACGTATGTTTTTAAAGGAAAAAGTAAGAGAAGTTATTTCTGAAGCACTAAAGTATGATGTCTACAAAGCGGATGTATCAATAAAGTCTACTAAAGACCGCAATATTACAGAGATTTTAGACGAGATGAGGGGACTGTGCGGAGTCACCATTGTAAACATCTCGGTAGCATCTAAGAGCCTTAGCGAAGAAACGGAGATAACCATATGTTCCCTCAAATTTTTCTTAACGAACCCAAGCTTAAAGTTGCATATGAACAAGTTAGCCCTATCAGCGAAGAAGATAGAGGGTGTCGCAGCGTTCAGGATTCTGAGAGTTGAAAGAATCCAAGACAAAAAATAAGAGAGTTCTCTTTATAGACGCTCTTAACTCTTATTACCGAGCCTATATTGTAGACCCTTCCTTGTCTACAAACGGTGATCCTATCGGAGGTATGAAGGGATTTCTCAAGATACTCCAGAAGCTTACGAGAGAGATCCGGCCTGATAGGATCGTTATTTGTTGGGACGGTGCCGGGGGATCTAAACGACGTAAGAGCATTAATAAAAATTACAAGGAAGGACGGAGTCCTATCCGCCTTAACAGACAGGTAAGAAACCTGACCGAGAACCAAGAAGTCCAAAACAAGGTTTGGCAACAAACACGCCTTGTAGAATATCTAAGTTACATGCCGGTCACTCAACTACTGTTCGAGCACATTGAGGCAGATGATCTTATAGCGTTCACCGCAAAATTGGAAGACTACTCCGGATGGCAAAAAGTAGTAGTTTCTAGTGACAAGGACTTCATACAGATCTTGGATGAAGAAACGGTACTCTTTAGGCCGACACAGGAACAAGTGCTCAATGTGAAACGAGTTGTGGACGAATACGGTATCCACCCTAACAACTTTGCGCTGGCTCGGGCGATAGCGGGCGACAAAAACGATAATTTACCCGGAGCCAAAGGCGTCGGACTTGCGACAATCAAAAAGCGCTTTCCTTTTCTTGAGGATGAGGAAGAATATTTAGCTAGCGACATCTTTGAGCACTGTAGGGAGAACATCGATGGCGTAAAAGCATATACATCGATATTGAACGAGGAAGCCTTGGTCAGACAGAACTATAAGATGATGCAGCTTAGCTCTCCCAGTATAAGCGTGTCCACTAAGATGAAGATACGAGCAATAATAGCGAGCGATAACCTGTTTTTTAACAAGACAGAGGTTATCAAGATGATGAGTCAAGATGGATTTGGAGAAACTAGCTGGGCAGATCTTTTTCAGCGGTTTAACAAGATTCTGATTGACAAATAGTCTTTATTGACGTATATTACTACAAAATTAGGAGGGGAAATTGCAACAAGACTTTTCTTTATATGGAAAAAACTTTCAAGAAAAACTGGTTCAGCTAATGCTGGAGGACAGACCATTTTCTGAGCAGATGCAGGAAGTATTAGATATCAAGTTCTTTGAATCAAAGTACTTACAGGTGTTCTCTGGACTTATCTTCGAATACAAAGATAAGTATAATGTGCACCCAAGTAATGAGATCCTCGACTCTATCCTGAGAACGGAGATGGGTGGAGAACCCGATCTTATAAAGAAGCAGGTTAGAGACTTTTTCACGAGAGTCCGCACGAAGGAAATAGAAGACCGTCAATATGTAAAAGACACGTCTTTGGATTTTTGTAAAAAGCAAAAGCTCAAAGAGGCCATGATGATCTCGGTAGGGCTGCTGGATAATTCTTCATTCGAAGAAATTAAAAAAGTAATAGATGTGGCGGTCAAACTGGGGATCGACAACGACCACGGACACGATTACAAGAAAGATTTTGAGTTACGGTACCTTTTTGAGGCCAGAAACCCGGTGAGTACGGGGTGGGGCCGGATAGACAAAGTAATGAAAGGTGGCCTTGGGAAGGGAGAACTTGGGGTCGTCGTGGCTCCAACGGGGGCAGGCAAATCTCATGCGCTTGTCCACTTAGGGTCAAGTGCGGTCATGGCGGGTAAGACTGTAGCTCATTACACTATGGAGCTATCTGAGGAGGTCATAGGACAGAGGTATGATAGTTGTATTACTGGTTACCCCCTCTCTGGGTTAACTGCCTTTAAAGATAGAATCAAGGAAACATGCCTAAATGTGAAGGGAGAACTTTTTATTAAGGAATACCCAACAAAAGCTGCATCGACAAATACTATACGTGCTTCTTTAGATAAGTTGTTGAAAAGAGAGAAAAAAGTTGATTTAATCATTGTCGATTACGCGGATATTCTTAAGCCTACAACAAATTATAAAGAGAAAAGGAATCAACTAGAGTCTATTTATGAAGAGTTGCGAGGTATCGCAAAAGAGTATGAGTGTCCGATTTGGACGGCGTCACAGACGAACAGGACCGGGTTGAACCAAGCAGTGATTACAATGGAAGCTATTTCCGAAGCGTTTAACAAATGCTTTGTATCTGATTTCATCTGTACAGTTTCAAGAACAAAGGAAGATAAGACTGCGAATACTGGAAAAATGTATGTTGCGAAGAATCGTAATGGGCCTGATGGGATGGTCTTCCCTCTACTTTTTGATACTTCAAACGTTAAGATAGAAGTCTTAGAGTCCACTGACGAGACTATTGATGAAATGGAAGAAAGCGAAGTAAAACGTCAGCAGAGAGAGATGAAGAAAGTTTATACACAATGGGAAGAAAGGAAGAAGTAAGATGTACAACAAAAAGCTAGTAGAGGAAGAAACACTAAACTATTTTGGTGACGATGAGTTAGCGACGAACGTTTGGATGACAAAGTATTGCCTTAAGGACAAAGAAGGCAACTTACTAGAGAAAACTCCGGATGACATGCACAGGAGGTTAGCTAAAGAGTTCGCTAGAGTAGAAAAGAAGTTTAATGGCCTGCGTACAATGTCGGAACAAGAGATATTTGATCTTCTAAAGAACTTTGATTATATTGTGCCGCAAGGATCACCAATGATGGGAATTGGGAATAACCACGTTAACGTCTCCCTGTCCAACTGTGTAGTCGTGGGTCCTCCGGGAGACAATATATCTTCTATTATGGATTCCGGAAAAGACCTCGCTAATCTCTTCAAAAGAAGGTGCGGTGTAGGCCTCGACTTATCTCACCTTCGTCCGGAGAACGCGGCTGTCAACAACTCCGCTGGAACGACAAGTGGGGCATGGAGCTTCGCGGATCTTTACTCGTATGTGTGCCGGATGATTGGACAGAACGGACGCCGTGGTGCTTTGATGCTCAGCATGGATATTAGGCACCCGGACATCGAACAATTTGTTACCATGAAACACGATTTAACGAAAGTTACCGGTGCGAATGTGTCTGTCAAAATAAGCGATGAGTTTATGAAGGCGGTCGAGAACGATGAGACTTTTACGTTGAGGTTCCCTGTAGATGCCGAAGAACCGATAACGACCAAAGATATAAAGGCTTCGGAACTGTGGGCACAAATTGTAAGCTCCGCGACTAAGACAGCAGAGCCTGGGCTTTTGATGTGGGACAACATTTTGAAATATCTCCCGGCAAACGAATACGAGCAGTTTAAGACGGAATGTGTTAATCCTTGTGCGGAGCTACCTCTGTCTGCCTACGATAGCTGTAGATTAATTTCTATTAATTTAAAGAATTTTGTCGTGGAGCCATTCACTGGGGAAGCTAAGTTCGACTTCAAAAAGTTCTCCCGAACAGTGGCGGCGTCGATGCGTCTTTCCGACGATCTAGTGGAATTAGAACTAGAAAAGCTTGAAAATATCCGCACGGTCGCTGACATGGATGATGAGAAGGAGCTTTGGGGGAAACTTTATGAAACCTGTGCGAATGGCAGGAGAACAGGCTTGGGGACACACGGACTTGCCGATGTGCTCGCTTGCCTGAACCTACCCTATGATTCTGATGAGGCCTTAAAGATTGTTGATAAAATTTATAAGACATTGAAGGTATCCTCCTACGAAGAGAGTGTAGAGCTTGCGATTGAAAGAGGTTCGTTCCCGGCATTCTCATGGAACGTCGAAAAGGACAATGCGTTTATAAAATCTTTACCCAAAAGTTTAAGAAATCGGATCGAAAAGCATGGAAGAAGAAACATTTCTATCCTTACTAACGCGCCAACAGGCTCGGTCTCTATAATGAGCCAAACAAGCTCCGGCCTGGAGCCGGTCTTCCGGAATTCTTATGTAAGGAGGAGGAAGCTAGACCATAGCGAGAAGAGTGACGCGGATTTTATAGATGATCTGGGGGATAGATGGAAAGAGTTCAAGGTTTACCATCACAATGTAAAACAATATCTGGAGGGTCGAGAAGATGTAGATTTGCCGAGCTTCTTTACTGAAAGTCATGAGATTGACTGGGTAAAGCGTATTGAAATACAAGCGGCTATCCAAAGGCATATCGACCATTCGATTAGTTCCACTATTAATTTGCCAAAAGGCACCTCCTCCGATGTGGTTGGAGAACTATACTTTGATGCCTGGCGCAAAGGCCTTAAAGGGGTAACCGTTTACGTAGATGGATCAAGGACGGGGGTTCTCATTGCGGAGGGCACCTCCGAAGAATCTGAAGAACCATTCCCGCAGAATAATTCACCGAGAAGACCTATAAAGCTTGAATGCGAGATTCATAGGCCAACTATTAAAGGGGAGGAATGGACGGTCTTGGTGGGACTAATGGAGGGAAAACCGTATGAAATTATGGGAGGCCTCTCCACTTTTGTTGAAATACCAAAGAAGTACACCCATGGTATAATATTGAAGCACGCAAGAAAAAGTACTAATAGCATTTACGATTTAAAATTCGGGGAGAATGGGGAAGAGGTTGTTATCAAAGACGTAGTAAAAGTATTCGATAACCCAAATCACTCGGTATTCACTAGGATGATTTCTCTTGCTTTAAGACACGGTTCCGGTGTACAATATGTTGTCGAGCAGTTAAACAAGGACAGAGATAGCGATATGTTTAGCTTTTCGAAGGTTACAGCTAGAGTGTTAAAGAAATATATTCAAGATGGCAGCAAGGCTTCTGATAGAAAATGCACCGAGTGCGGTTCTGAAGGCCTAATATATGTTGAGGGGTGTGTTACTTGCACATCCTGTGGTTACGCTAAATGTGGATAGGAGAATCCTGTGAGTTATAAACCAGTTAATAGAATGATTGTGGTGAACGTCAGTTTAAAAGAGGAGGAGACGCAGACTGTGGTACTTTTACCGGAAGGGGTTAGACCCCCGGATCGGTATGGGAGCGGTACTGTGGAATCTATAGCGAGCGATTGCAAGATTGACGTTTCTGAAGGGGATGAAGTCGTCTTCGAGAATTCGATGCTCCAGACAGTCACCCTTGGGGACGAAGAAGTCAACATGCTATTAGAGAACTACGTCCTTGCCGTTGCGAGCGAATAAAGATGATAATACTAACTTTAATATTAGCGACCGCATTCGGAGGAGCACCATACTCGGAGGATTGTTCGGAAGCGGGGCACAGCTATGCCAACCTCGTGGACATCGCGTCTACCGACTGCAAATATGCGCGGTCGGAGAATGTAGACATTGAGTTGTTGTGGGGCCTGGTAGAAATAGAAAAGAAGTACAACGTCCCCGAAGAGGTGAGAGGTATGGTCCTCGCCGCTGCTTGCATGGAATCGGGATATAATCCGAACGCCCTAGGAGATAAGAAGTTTAGCAAAAGCGGGAAGCACCCGATGGCGGTTGGGATATTACAGCAGTGGCCCGTATACGAAAAGATGTACGGAACAGACAGAAGAGACCCGCTGGCAGCAGCAGATAGCTGGCTTAAGCACATAACCAAGAAGCTCAAAAAAGTTGAGAGACAGTGTAAGTACCGGACCGTTAGAAAAAAATGGATTGCGGCTTGGGTGACAGGCATACGATACCCTAAAAAGGGCGGTAGATGTAGGGAAAGACCTAAACATTTAAAGCTATTAAACCGCTGGCATCGCGCGGCTAAGAAACTTTGCAATGAAACAATTGGGTGTTGAACTAGACAACCACCGGTATAGCTGGGGGGAAGTCGTAATCGGCAACAACCTAGCCTCCTTCGTGTACGCGAAAAAGAACGAATGTAAACTGATCGTAAACGGCTTAGAAGATGTCTTCCAATTTGACCTGTTTAAGAACAGAGAAATCCTAGAGTCTCTTGACTACGATACGATGATAGCCAATAAAAAGACTTTGATAGATCGAACTTTGTTCGATCTATGCTTGGAGGGGAAAGCCCCAATCAACCGGAAGGTCCGAGCAATCAGGGTTGAGCCGGAGAACAACTCTTTAAATGTAATGGTGGCGGACACCACCAAGATAAGGATAGATTATGAGAGACTACGAGTCTTTGATGGCAACTTGATTTCGGGTCTCCCGTTTGAAGCAAGGCAGAAAACAAACATAAATATTGTATACGATTGGTTTTCTTCTAACATAAACAAGGATATACATTTTCTTGAGTTACACGACGAAGGTTCTGCTTTAGTGAGGAAGACTATTATTAGGAAAAGACCCCGAAACCTCGTGATCGCACAATCGTTTTTAAACGATAAACAACTTAAAAAGTTTGATTTCTCTGACACGATGAGCAGGTTCCGTTTGGAGAAAATACTTAAACAAAATGAGATAAAAGGACCAAGAAACGGGTTTTATAGAAACAAACCCGATGTATCGAGGTACAGACCCATAAAATTAGACTTTGTTAAAAGAGAGGTTCTCCCACAGAGAACCAAAGAGTTTGTCAAGTTTGGAAATATAACTTTTGATAATGAGGATCTTTAGTGGAGCCGGGCTACCATCTTGCCGGTATTGTTCCTGTTGCAGGGCGAAAGCTAGATTTTAATATGCCATGGCACGATTGCCTTATGCCGATAGCACAAGATTACCTCGCTGTCGAGAGATCTATTATAGATTGTAGCTACGCCGGGTGTGAAACAATATTCGTTATTTGTCATACCGACATGATGCCGTTGATAAAAGCGCGTCTCGGAGATTTTGTAGAGGACCCGGTGTACGCGTATAGGAACTTCGAGAATTTTTCCCATGAAGTTAGGGTGAGGATCCCAATATACTATGTGGCGATCCACCCGCACGACCGGGACAAAAGAGACAGCCTCGCGTGGAGTGTCCTTTACGGGACTAAGACCGCGAACGAGATGATCGGGAGACTCAGCAGTTGGCTAGTGCCGAACAAGTTTTTTGTTTCTTTCCCATACGGGGTCCATAACCCGGAGTTTTTAAGGAGCCACCGGAGGGTGATTTCCAGTCCGAAAAATTTTTCCCTATCTTGGCAGGGCAAAACCGTTATTGACGAAGAATATTTACCATTTACGTTCGATTATCAACAGTGCTTATACTTTATAGATATGGTCAAAGAGAACGGCACTGCTAGATATGAGAATCAAGATTGGGGGGACAGAAAGGTATCGCTTCCTATAGAAGAACAATATTCTGCTCGCTTTTTCTCTTTAAATGATGTATTCTATGACCTAGTGCTTGAGCGGATTGAGGAGACCCCTTACTACTTTAATATAAGCAGTTGGGATGGTTACCAAAACTATATGGCCAACAAACCGGATGACATATGCCGACCCGCTAAAAGAATACTAAGCCCCCACCTATTAAAAGGAATCGGAATAGAGAATGAGTGATATTTTAAACTACATTGGTGAGACTCCCCTCATACAAATAAACCCAAGACTATACGCCAAGCTTGAAACATATAACCCGACCGGGTCTATTAAGGACAGAATGGCCTACTACGTCTTGACAAAGGCGGAGGAGAGAGGAGAGCTAAAGCCGGGTGATACTATAGTCGAGGCGTCGTCGGGGAATACGGGAATTTCTTTTTCTATGCTCGGCTCTGTTAAAGGTTATAACGTTATCGTGATCCTACCTTGCAACATGAGCGAGGAGAGAAAGCAGATGATAAGGTTATTTGGAGCAACAATAATAGAGGTTGGGCAAAGTGACTTCAAAGGCGCTATAGCCCTAAGAGATAAGATGGTAGAAGAGAATGAAAGCTATTTCTCTCCTAGACAATTTAGCAACGCCGACAACGTCAGTTGTCATGAATGGACAACCGGCTTTGAGATTAAAAAGCAGTTGATCCAGAGGAAAGAAGGAAAAATTGCGGCGATTGTGTCTGGAGCCGGGACCGGTGGGACTATAATGGGTGTGAAGAGGGCTCTAGAACGCTTCGCAGACCCCCTACCAAAGTTCTTGATGGTGATGCCTGCCGAGGGAGCCAACCATGGCATACAGGGTATCGGAGACGGTGGTGACTACCTTGTTAATCGTGAAGAAATAGACGATACAATCGATATCACCACGGTGGAGGCCGTTGAAAGAGCGAAAAAATTGGCGAGAGGGCACGGTCTCTTTGTAGGGATTAGCGCGGGAGCTAATGTATTGGCGTCCGAGCGGTGGATGGAAGATAATGAATTTGAGGGTGTTGTGGTCACATTCTTGTGTGATCGCGGCGAGAGATACTTGAGTATTTTTGATTGACAAACCCGCGCGGGCTTGATATCCTATTCGGAAAGGAGAACATGATGAGCACAAGGCAGGGGTGGATTAACATGTGTGTGGAGACGGTTAGAAAACATTTCTTTACGGAAGAGAAAAAGTGTAAAGGTTTCCAGTGTCCTGCTTGTGATAGAAGGGTCAAATACGATGATAGGCCCATAAACAAAACCATGGCCATGGGTCTTAAATGGCTTGATGGAGCCTGCGGCGGTAATTACATTCATATCGCCCACAACATACCAAATCATCTGAACAGCAAACAACTGACTACACTAAAACACTGGGGTCTCGTGGAGAGAGGCACTCCGGGACACTGGAGGCCCACCCGATTGGGTTACGAGTTCTCAAAGGGTACTACTCCGGTCCATTTGAGGGCTAGGATTTTTCATGATAGGTGTGAAGGTTTGTTTGGGGACAAGATATATATAGACCAACTCCTGGAAGGATTCGAATACAGTGATACTATGAAACCGGCAGATTCGACAGCTAAACTTATGAGGAAAAATCAATGACAGACAGAAAAAAATCATCAATACCTTTTGTAGGGTTGCACGCACATAGTGTAGTGGGGTCCCCCTTCGATGCACTTGGGTACCCGCAGGAACACATGGACTTCGCCTACGAGAACGGCAGTGATGCCCTCGCGCTCACGGACCATGGCAACGCCAATGGTATGTCCTACCAGGTGTTGCATGCTCGAAAGATGAAAGAGCAGGGGAAAGACTTTAAACCTATCTTCGGTGTTGAAGCTTACTTCCTGCCTTCTATCGATAAGTGGAAAGAAGCGTATGAGAAAGCGAAAGAAGATAAGAAAGAAGCAAGGAAACTAAAAAACTCGGACAACATGGCTATCGAGAACGAGGGTGATTCCAAGGCGAAAGCCAACATAATCAAGAAGAAGAACCATCTTATACTAATCGCGCAAAATCAAATAGGACTTAACAACATATTCTCGCTCATATCTAAATCGTATGAGGGGGAAAATCGTTATCGTTACCCACGTCTTGACTATAAATTATTGGAGGAACATAATGAGGGTATTATTGCTTCGTCTGCTTGCCTTGGCGGTGTTTACGCAGGTAACTATTGGGATAATCGTGATGATGGCGCGGATGCTGTTCTAGCCGCGATGAGAGAGACCACGGAAAATATGCAGTCGATCTTTGGGGACCGATGGTATGGAGAACTTCAGTGGTTCTCAGCCCCGGAACAACACGAGTTGAACAATTATATTATAGACGTATCTAAAGAGTATAATATGGAGTTGATATCGACGGCAGACAGTCACTACCCAACTCCAACTGCGTGGAAGGACCGTGAGCTATATAAAAGACTTGGGTTCCTCGGCAGGGCTCAGAAGCCGGAGTGGATGACAGATGAACTACCTATGGATGTCGAGGATTTGGGGATGGAACTGTTCCCTAAAAACGGAGACCAGATGTGGGAGGACTACAAAAAGTATTCTTCTCTGTGCGGGGTGGAATACGATGACGACCTCGTAATGAAGTCTATTACGAATACACACAAGATTGCTTTTGAGAGAATCGAGTCCTTTATGCCTGACAGCACGGTGAGGCTGCCGGAGTTTGTCGTACCCCCGGACCATACAGCAACAGGAGCACTCACTAAGTTAGCTATCACGGGTCTAAAAAGCATGGACCTCCACAAGAAGATGAACTATATCGATAGGTTGAAAGAGGAAATAAAAATTATTGATGAGAGAGGGTTTAGCAAGTATTTCTTGACCATGAAGGCTATCGCGGATAGAGCTAACGATGTTATGCTCTCTGGTCCTGGAAGAGGCAGTGCTGCCGGGTCTCTTTTATCCTATGTACTGGGCATAACGCAGATCGACCCCATTAAGTATGACCTCCTCTTCTCCAGGTTCATGAGAAGGGACGCTACCGATTATCCGGATATCGACTACGATGTTAGTGACCGGATGAAGTTGACGAACTTGTTAATCGACGAATGGGGAGCGAATACGGTTGTGCCAATCTCCAACTATAACACTCTCCAGCTTCGTTCCTTGATTAAGGATGTCTCAAAGTTTTATAATGTGCCCTTCACTGAGGTGAACCCGGTCACGTCGAAGATGATTGAAGAGGCCACACCAGCGGCGAAGAAGAAGCATGGTATTAAGTCTGGGGTGTACACACCCACCTTTGAGGAGACAATGGAATTTTCGACTACACTACAAAAGTACCTAGAAAAATATCCCTTCATAAAAACTCATATTGAGGCAATTTACGGCTCAGTCCGTTCGATCAGCCGACATGCGGGTGGTGTTGTTATTGGGGAGCAGTTAGATAAATACATGCCCCTTATTACAAACAAGGGAGTCACACAGACACCATGGTCGGAGGGCCAGAACGTCAGGCACCTGGAACCCCTTGGGTTCATCAAGTTCGACTTCCTGGGGCTAAGCACCCTTAGAATGATTGAAGTCGCCATCGAGCACATTCTGGAGCGGTATCACGGAATAGAGGACGTGACCTATAATGATGTTAAAGAGTACTACGACAAAAATCTCCACCCCGATGTCATAGATCTAAACGATAAGAATGTATACGAGAACATATTCCATAAGGGGAACTTTGCGGGAGTGTTTCAGTTTACGCAGGAGGGAGCGCAAGAGTTTTGTATGAGAGCAAAACCAAAAAACATTATTGACATCTCCGCGATTACGTCGATTTACCGACCAGGCCCGTTAGGGGCCAACGTAGATAAATCCTATGTTGAGGCGAAGGGGAACCCGGATAACATACATTATATACACCCATTATTAAGGGAGGTCACCCAAGAGACCTATGGTTTCCTGATATTCCAAGAACAGATTGCGCTACTAGCACACAAACTAGGTAAGAATGTTTCTCTTGATGAGGGGAACGCTCTGAGAAAGCTTCTGACAAAGAAGGGTACAGGGAAAGACGCATCTGAGAAAGACAAGATTCAAAAGAAATTTGTTGAAGGATGTATAGAGAAGAACATAGATAAGGTTAGCGCCGAGAAGCTATGGGCAAACTTTGAATACTTCTCCGGCTATGGGTTTAACAAGAGCCACGCGGTTTCGTACTCGGTTCTAAGTTACCAGTGTGCGTGGCTACTGAACTACTATCCTTCTGAGTGGGTAGCTGCCTTCCTGGATCGGGAGCCGGAAGGCCGGAAGGAACAAGCCATCAATATTGTTAAAAAGATGGGGTATGAGGTGCAGCCGATTGATATTAACCTTTCTACGACCAAGTGGTCTATTGAAGAAGATAACAAGAGTCTGCGCCAACCGTTTAACTCCATAAAAGGTCTTGGAGAAGCAGCGATTAAACAAATTATGGATAACAGGCCTTTTAACACTGCGGAGGAACTGCTATTTAACGAAGGAATCTCTTATTCGAAGTTGAACAAAAAGGTTATAGATGTTCTTTGTAGGTGTGGAGCACTAGACAATCTTATAGATGAAAGATTTACTGGTGACAAACATTTCTGGGGGGCAGTCGCATGTGAGAGACCTAAAAACAAAAAAAAGTTTCTAAATAATATTGAGGCATTTGCGGAGCAGGGTAGTTTTAGTGATGAGGAGAAGATTAGGCATATCTCTGATTTGACCGGAGTGTTCCCCTTCGATATTGTTGTTAACAAAGACGTACAGAGAAAACTGCAAGAGTATTGTGTTCCGCCCCTTGGGGAATGGGACGAGGACCTGGGGGTTGCTTGGTTCATACCTCGGGAGATAGTTAGAAAGAAGACCAAAAATGGCAAAGACTATTGGGTTGTAAGAGCCTTAGACCCAACCTCTACGATTACTAGTATTAAGTGCTGGGGGATAAAAAAGGATGAGGAATTGCACATCAACAGACCCTATATGGCGAAGCTAGATTATGACGACCAATGGGGCTTTTCTACGAGGTCTATCAGGCATAACTTTAAATTGCTGGGGTAGTGCTTTACAATAGTTACAACTATTTAAAATGAAAGAGAATACCAAGAGAGTGTTGCATGGGTAGTTTTGGTAAGTTTAGCGCTGGTGTTAAGTCCGGCTTGAAGTCAGCTAAGTTCGGTGACATAAAAGACATCGACGTGCTTTCTTCTTACGACTGTGGTCTTCTACGCTATGACAGCAGCCTGAAGAGTTGGTCGAGTGAACCGGGTGACATAAAACAGCGAGGGGACCTCCACGTAACCGGCGCGTTTAGAGTCCTCGGTGACCTATACGTCACTGGGACAACCTACCTACAAAACACTGTTGTCAAACACAAGACCCAGTTGAGTTCTTCGGGGGCTAGCATCTTTGGTGATGACTACACAGATACACATCAGTTTACAGGCTCCGTGTATGTTAGCCAACATCTATACGTTGCTCAAAATATGTCTGGCACCCTCGCGCTAAGCGCGAATTCATTAACCGCTTCTTACTTGAAAGTTACCGGGTCTACTACTCTTGGTAACTATAGCTATAACTGGCCAACTGCTTCGGGGAATGCGAACCAAGTACTGACTATCGACGGTAGCGGCAATCTTGAATGGGCAACAGTCGGCGACGGAACCGATGACTTTATAACAAACGGTGATGAGTACGTCGGCAATAGAACTATTGGTAACAAGACCAACTATACCCTTGGCGTCTTAACAAACAATAAACAAAGAATACATATTACGGGGGAAGGTCAAGGTGGGTTTATTGGAGTTGGGGTCTCTGGTAGTGAAGTCACGAACATGCTGACCCTCCCGAACATCCCAAATGTCTCTGGCTCCGGCAAAGCAGGTAGCTGGAGAACCTACAGTTCCAGAAGGTATAAGAAAGACATTGAAACTATATCGAGCCCGATCTCCACTGTAATGCGGTTGCGGGGTGTTACCTTCCGCTGGAAGAATGGAGATGTAGACGATATAGGGTTCATCGCTGAAGAAGTAGGCGAAGTCCTCCCAACCATTGTGGAGTACGAATCCAACGGCGTTGACGCTGAGAGTATGGAGTATTCTAAAGTAGGCCCTTTGTTAGTCGAGGTTGTCAAAGAACAACAAAAGATGATCAAGGGTCTTGACCTCGCTTTGGTGTCTCTGAGAGACGATTTTGAATATTATAAATTGCCTTGGTGGAAGAAACTTTTCCTATGGGCGAAAAAAAAGTTAAACAAAGATAGTGAGTAATTGCACTCGGTTAAGTAAAATCGCTGTAAGGAACACCATTTTAATGTTTAACAAGCCCTCTAACCGCACTACTTAAAGTGCCCCAGGGGAGACCTTGGGGCCTCTAACTAATAAATTATCAAAATATAGGGGGATATATTTATGTCTATTATAATTTCCGGATCAGGAGTCCGTACTGGTAACAGTACAACTAAGGTTCTTGAATTCGGCACGGAAGGTACGTTGACACTCAACGGTGACCTTGCCACAACCGGCTCTGCCGGATTTACTGCAATTACTGCTACCGGTCTTGCTTCGCTTGACGGTGGTATTAATGTCGCTGACACTCTCACGGTTAGCAATGCAGGCGCTGTCGCTGGTGCAACTACCCTTGCAATGGGCGGAGCAC